CGGCACGTCCTGGAAGCGGTCGAGTTTCGCACGACACGCGGCGGGTCGGCGGTTCATTGTGATTCATGGTTCACCAATGACGTGTACGACCGGGGCTATAGCATGATGGCGGATACGCGGGTGTTGTGCGGGCACAAGACAGAGGAGGGCGAGATTCTATGGCCGCCTTCTTAGAGGTGCTCACGCGCAGCCATCGCCGGCCAAACCTGTTGCGGCACAACATCGCCAGCCTGCAAGCGCAGATAGACCCGGATTACTGGCAGATGATTCTCTATGACGCGCAGGGGCGCGGCGTGCCCTGGGCCGGCGCTCAATTAGCGGAATACAGCCCGCAATGTCCTTATGTGTGGATTCTGGACGATGACGACATCTGCATTCACCCGCCGCTGATTGCTGAGCTGAAGCAGATAACGGCGCAACACGATCCGGATGTGATTATGCTGAAGATGGACCATGGCCCGCGCGGGATTCTGCCGGACGGCGACTATTGGGGCCGGACGCCAGCCATCGCGCATGTGGGTTGCTCGGCTTATGTCGTGCATCGGGCGATATGGCTGGTACATCAGGAGGCATGGCGACAGGGCGGCTACTCGGCAGATTACAGTTTCATTGGCTCAGTGTTCAGCCGGGAGCCGCGTGCGTACTGGCATGATGTCATTGCCAGCCGGGTACAGCAGATTGGCCTGGGGATGCCGGAATGAAGGCGCTGACGGTGGCGGTATTGATTCCCACGACTGGACGCGCTCAGCAGCTTGAGCAGCGGGTGAGCCGGCTGCTGATGCAGGAGCCGCCGCGCGATGTGTGTGTGGCGGTGGTGTTAGCGATTCCGGCGACGGACAGCGAGACGATGGCCGCGGCGACGCGCTTGCAGCGACACATTCATCACACGCGGGTAGAGCTGCACGTGGTGGAACGGCAGCCGGGAACGAACGCGGTCGAGGGCTGGCTGCTGGCATTTGAGTATGCCGCCTATAACGGCGCGGACTGGTTCGTGCTGGGGGCCGATGATTTAGTTTGGAGTGATAACTGGCTGCGCCACGCGCTGGCGACGGCAAGTGCGACCGGGGCCGGGGTGATTGGTCTGAATGATGGGCACACGAATCAGGCGGATTACAGCAGCCATTTCATGATGAGCCGGCTTTATGCCGAGATGCATGGATTTATCCCGGAGGTGTATCAGTCCTGGTGGTTTGACCGGGAGGTATGCCAGGCGGCTCAATTGCGCGGGCAGTATGCGGCATCGCCGCGCGCGCTGGTGGAGCACAGGCACCCGGACTGGCAGACAGCGCAGATGGACGCCACTTATCAAGCCGCATGGCCGTTGCACGATGTGGACAAGGCGGTCTACGAGCGGCGACGGCTGAATGGATTCAGGAGTTAGGAAATGTTAGTCAGAGCATTGAAATCGTTCGGCGGGCAGGGTGTTCATATCAGTCAGGGGCAGGTGTTTGAACTGCCGGATGGGTCCGACTGGCTGACCGCCGGGCTGGTGGAAGTTGTGGACCCGCAGCCCGAGCAGGAAGCGGCTGTAGCCGAGGTGAAGGCTACCGCGATGAAGCCGGCGCCGAAAGGCCGGACGCGCAAATGAGACTCGCGCTGGTGACCGCCCCGACGCAAGAGCCGCTGACGGTGAGCGAGATGCAGGAGCATAGCCGCATCGACATTAATGACGACGATGCGCTGCTGAGCAGCTACATCCAGGCGGCGCGCTTGTGGTGCGAGACGGCAACCGGGCGGGCTTTCATCTCGCAGACCTGGGATATGTACCTGGATGGCTTCCCCGGCGGCGTGCTGTACTTTCCCAAAGCGCCGTTGCTGTCAGTGACCAGCGTGACCGCATACGACACAGCAGACGCGGCGACGGTGGTCAGCGCCACTAATTACCAGGTAACTACCGGGACGCCGGGCACATTGCGGCTGAAGGCGGCCGGCACATGGCCTTCGGTGAGCCTGCGGGCGGCTGACGGAGTGGTGATCCGCTTTGTGGCCGGGTATGGCACGACTGCCAACGCGGTGCCGGAGAATATCCGGGCGGCGCTGCGGTTGCTGACCGCGCACCTGTACGAGCATCGCGAGCCGGTACTGGTGGGCACGACAGGCGGCAAGCTGCCGTTCACAGTGGAAGCGCTGTTGTCGCCGGACTATTACAGGACGCCGAGGCCGCTATGAGAGTGGCTCTATGAGAGCGGGTAAGTTGCGCAAGCGGGTGGTGATTCAGTCTAAGACGCCGGCGCAGGCTGCTGACGGGCAGCCGGTTTACACCTGGGGCACGTATGCAACCGTGTGGGCCAGCATCGAGCCGGCGACGGGCCGCGAATACCTGGAAAGCACGACGCAAGCGCAGGCGGTGATGCACAAAGTCACGATTCGGTATCGGGACGGCATCACGCCGGAGATGCGGCTGGCATTTACCGACCGGGAAAGCAGCACGCGCTATTTCGACATCGAGGCGGTGCTGGAACCGGAGATTTACGGCAAAGAGCTGCAGCTTATGTGCCGGGAGATGGTATGAGCTTCGTTGACGACATCACGCGCGCTAAAAAGCAATTGGCGAAGCTGGAGTATAGCGTAGTGAGCAGCCTGGACGATGCGGCGAAAGCGGGCGCGGAGGCGCTGGCGGCTGAGGCGAAAATGCGCGCGCCGGTGAGAACGGGCAAGCTGAAAGGCAGCATCGCCACGCGGAAAGGCACGAAAGGCACGAAAGACCGGGCCGAGTGGGTGGTGTTTACCGGCGTCTTTTACGCGCATTTTGTGGAGTATGGCACGCGCAAGATGGCGGCCCGGCCATACATGCGCCCGGCGGTGGACGCGGGCGGCTATCTGAAAGCCATCGAAGCGGTATTGCTGGCGAAGGATGGCCTATGAGCGTGGAGACGGTGTTCTGGAGCGCGGTGACTGGAGACGCCACGATTACGGCGCTCATCGCGGCCCGGCTGTATCCGGTGGTAGCGCCGGATGACGTGACATTCCCGGCGATGGTGTACCACGTTATCTCAGAGGTTCCGAACGGTTCCGGCGGGTGTTCGCTGAGCCGGGTACAGGTGGATTGCTACGCGGCCAGTTATCCGACGGCGCGGGCAATGCGCGATGGGTTAGTGGCGCTGGTCAACGCGACCGGCAATTGGACGTATGTGAACGGGCCGGACTTTTGGGAAGATGACGGCGATTTGTATCACAAAGTTGTTGATGTGTTCATAGCTCATTCAGTTTAAGAGGTGTAGAGATGGCAGCTAATCAAGATAAGTTTGTAGGCGATATGGCTCAGTTCACTCTGGCAACCACAGATTACCTGTGTTTGACGGATTGGCAGATGAGCGAGGATGTGGAGATCGCGGTCGCGCGATGTTCCGGAACCACCGGCGCGACGGTGGTAAAGATTCCGGCAACGGGCAAAAACACGACCTTCACTTTTAACGTGCTGGCTGAGGATGACTGGGTAACGGAATTGAACGCGCTGGCTCCAGGCACGACCGGCACTTTCGAGGCGCATCCGGCGGGTGATGCTGCCGGACGCATTGAGATGGTAGCGACTGAAGCTATCGTGAGATCGCGCGGGCTGACCGTGACGGTAGACGGTCTGGCGGTGATGCCGGTGACGATTGAAATCAACGGCACGCTGACCATCCAGGTGGCATCGTAGTGAAAATAGTCGAGCTGAAGAATAAGCACATCGCCGCATGGCAGCGGGAATTGAGGAAAGCGAAGCCGGAGGACGTGGCGCATGTCGGGGAATTGCCCGACGCCATTTTCTCGGAGATCGCGGTGCAATGCGCTTTCAATGCCGGCTGGCTGGAAGATGCGACGCAAGAGCAGATTGACGGGCTGAGCTTTAAGCAGGCGCAGGCGTGGGCATTGGACATCTGGAAAGCCTACAACGCGGCGCGGGAAGTTGACCCAAACTAGCGCGGGCGGCTGCCGATGTGGTGAGCGGAGGCGAGCCGCCCGAGGAGCTGTGGCTGGCGTGGCACGCGAAAAGATGGGGCTATACGCCGACAGAAGTGCTGGAGCAGCCGGCGGGTTTACTCACGCGCATGGCGGTG